ATCGGCCCGAAGACTTGTTGCAACACGTGCCGCGGCCGGAGGACCTGCCGCCCGGCTTCGAGCTTCCGCGGCCGATCAGCGTCACCTTTATCCCGGCCAGGGTGTTCGACAACCCGGCGCTGCTGCGGGTCAACCCGGACTATCTCGCCTGCCTGCTGTCGCTGCCGCTGCTCGAGCGCGAGCGGCTGCTCTGCGGCAATTGGAAGATCCGGCCGGGCGCCGGGCTCTATTTCAAGCGGGAGTGGTGTACCGTCGTCGACGAAATCCCGCCGGATCTCAACGTCGTACGTTATTGGGATCTCGCCGCCACCGAAAAGACCGAGTTCAACGACCCCGATTGGACCGTCGGCATCAAGCTCGGCCGCGATCGAAACGGCGGCTACTGGCTCCTGGATATGGTGCGCAAACGGGCCGATCCGGGCGACGTCGAGAGATTGCTGCTCGATACCGCCACGCAGGACGGCAAACGGGTCCGCATCGGGTTCGGCAAAGATCCAGGGCAGGCGGGTAAGAGCCAAGCGCTCCACCTGGTGCGCGCGCTCAGCGGCTTCACCGTAGGGCCGGCTGCGGAAAGTGGGGACAAGCTGACGCGGTTTGGGCCGTTTAGTTCGCAATGCCGCGCCGGCAATGTGAAGATCCGGCGAGGGTCCTGGAATGAGGAGCTGTTCCGCGTCCTCGAAGGCTTCCCCGATCTCGCCCATGACGACGAGGGTCGACGCCTGCAGCGGCGCCCTGGAAATGCTCAATCCCGAAGGGGGCAGTTGGGCCATCTTTGAAATCTATCGCGAGCAGGCCGAGCAGCTGGGCGTCAAAAAGGAGCCGTGCCAGCCCGCCTAGCCCAATTGGGCCCGCGGCTCTATGGAATGGCAAGCCGAGCAGGACAAGAAGAACAAATCGAGCGGAACCGCAACGACTCTCGCGCTCATTCGCCGTGTCCAGGATCGGCTGTGTCGAGCGGTGCACGCATCATTGTCGGCCTCGAGGATCGATCGAGGATGTGCGCACCGTCGCGGCGCCAAAGGCGCAGATGCACAACGAGCGTCATCGCCGAGGACCCTGAGCACGCCGCCAGCACCAGCTGAAATCGCGTGTTGCAGCCGGATCGCGTCTTGGTACTCGCGGACCAGGACGTAATCAGTTTCGCATAACACTGATCTGCGGACTGGTGACGGCATCCGGGCCGCCCTGAGCCGGTTACAGCAACAGATCGCCCTGCTGCCAGCGGACAATTCTTGCGGCGAGCCGGCAGCTTGCCCGCCGGCACAACCCATAGGGGGCCAATACGAAACCAGAGCGCGAGTGCTGACCATCGGCGCGGCGCAAAAGATCCGCGACGAACACGGCGTCACCCTCGATTAGCTCGATCTCGCCGACCGCTCGATGGTTCCGCACCACCTTGGGATCGAGATCGCGCGGATCGAGGCCGCGGCGCAGGAATTTTAAGTAATTCTGGTCGCTCTGCGTGATTTTTGATTGACTGGGCCACGCTTTTCGTAAATAATCACTCGGAAAAACACACGCACCCGGGAGAGAAGCGATGGAACCGCGTGGCAACGGCGAAGTAAGCAGATCTTCAGACGGAAATCTTGGCTTCAGACAATCCACAACCGCTATTTCCTCGCTAAACGAGGCGTGGTTTCACACCCTTGACGAGTACGTTATCGACACGCCGCTGAATGAGGTGCTTCTTCCCCTATTACGTAACTGCTTTTTTGGCGGAGCAGTTTACGCGCTCTTGTTGCTGCAAAAGGGTCATGGCGATCAGGTCGCTTGCGATATCGCCGGCTTCATCACCGAAGAGCCGCAGTCGTGATCTTCCAGGTTTGCAGATACGGCATTAACCCGGCGACGCCGACAGCGAAATGAACTGGCAGGAACTTGCCCGAAGCACTGGCCCGCACCGCGGACCGCGCCAGTGTGGCCAGCAGTGCCGCGGCAGCGGCTGAACGGCTTGGCTTTCCAGCCTTTCAGTAACCGAAGATTGCAACCTGATGCTGGCGAAAACCGGCGATGTTGGCGGAACTTACAGGATCACGGGCATGCGCAACCGGCCACCCCGCAAACTAGACAATCCTGCCGCTGATCGCTGGCGGGTGCACTGGTGGGGCCGTTTGGCCCGATGCTGAGGCCATTGAGGGGTCCGGCAGCTTGAAGACCTGCGGGCCGATGGCGAGGGCGCATGGGACAAGGAGGAATGCTGATGGAGAACCAAACCCGGCGCACGCGGAAAACCGAGCAGAGCGAACGGCCAGTTGAGCCGCTGCCTGGGCCCGCATCACAGAGCCCGTCCACAGTCTTGGCGGTGATTGAACGGGTGGTGCTCGATCCCCGCGCCGACGCCGAAAAGCTCGACCGCATGATGGCAATGTACGAGCACCTCAAAGCGAAGGAGGCCGAGCTCGCGTTCAATGGAGCGAAGGGGCGGATCCTCAAAAAGCTCGCCGGCATCAAGATCGTCAAAAACCGGTCCGTTTTGTCCGACATCGACAACGGAAAGCAAAGAGGCACCGTTGAAACCTTCAAATATGCGCCGCTCGAAGAGATCGACAAACATCTGCGCCCGCTGTTGGCGGAAGAGCAGATGGATCTCTCCTATTCCGATGAACCGTGGGACGGCGACGGCATTCTGATCCGCGGCCGTCTGAAGCATCTGCCAAGCGGCCATTTTGAAGATTCGTTTATGCCGGCGCCGCCCGACACCACCGGTGGCAAGTCGAACGTGCAGGCCGTCGGGAGCACCAATTCCTTTCTCCGCCGTTATGTGGCCTGCAACATCTTCAACATCGTGGTTGTCGGTGATGATGACGACGGAAATGGAGGAACGATCGATGAGGCCCAAGCCAAGACCATTGTCGAGCTGATCAAGAAGGCCAAGGTCGGACCGAAGTTTCTCAAATACATGAGGGCCCAGAGCGTCGAGGAAGCCGGTTCGCTGGAGGCGGCGGTAGCGACGATCGCCGCCCGCGACTATCGCAAGGCCGTCAGCACGCTCGAGGAACAGATCGCCAAGGCCGGGGCCGGTCATGCCCATCTTTCATGATGTGGCGCAATATTCGGAAGCCTATGACCGCCTCAAGCTCGGCATTCCGACGAGTTCCAATTTCCACAAGATCATCACACCGCAAGGCAAGCCATCAAGGCAGTGGCGTGAATATGCCTGCGTGCTGATCGCCGAGCGGCTGCTGCAGCGGAAGATCGAGTTTTACAATTCGCCGGCGATGGAGCGGGGCCTGATCGTCGAGGCCGACGCGGTCGATTGGTATGAATTCGACCAGGACGTAACCGTGCAGCGGATCGGCTTCATCACCGACGACGATCACACGGTCGGATGCAGTCCCGACCGGCTCGTCGGCGAGGATGGCCTGTTGGAAATCAAAGCGCCGCTGCCGCACACGCAGGTCGAGTACTGGATTTCCGGAGCCGTCCATGAGCGCTTTCGGCCCCAATTGCAGGGCCAGCTCTACGTCTCGCAGCGCCGCTGGGTCGATATCGTCTGCTGGCATGACGTGCTGCCAAAGCTGGTCATGCGGGTTGAGCCCGATGAGACGTTCATCAAGGCGCTCGACCGCGAGCTGCAGATCTTCAACTACTTTATCGAGCGGGTCATGGAAAAGATCCGGGCTGCGACCGAGGTGCCGGTCCCACAAGGGGGATTGGCGTTGAAGGCGGCGCTGCGAACCAGTCTGGAGACTGTACCGTGACGCCGCGAATTGACACGCCTTCGAATGTCCTGAACGCAGATTCAGCAGCGTACAGAAAGCCGATTTCTCTGGCTCTCGTAGGCGCGGCTTGGCTATGCCCGCTCCCCGTATCCCCCGCTCCCTAACGCCTCGCAAGTCCAAGCATGACTTGCGCCGGCGGGTGCAGCACCTGGTCTTTGTCCGCCAGCTCCCGTGCGTCGCCTGCGGCAAAGCCCCGCCATCAGAGGCCGCGCATGTGCGGACCGGAACCGATGGCGGGGTCGGGGTCAAACCGGGCGATCGCTACGCCGTCCCTCTGTGCGCCGCCTGCCATGCCAAACAGCATCAAATCGGCGAGCTGACCTTCTGGTCGGCACTCCGCGTCGATCCCCTCAATGTGGCGTTGCGGCTGTGGACCGTATCGGCCGATATCAAGGCCGGGGAGCGCACTGTGTTTCGCGCGCGACAACAGATCGATCTGGCTAACAGCCTGATCTAAAAGCCTATATGGGATTGCGGTAGGGACACCCATTACTGAGTGCCACCGGGTCACCGGAGGCGGTCGCCCGCCTCCGGTTCCCACGAAACGTAGCGCGCAGATTTCCCGCACTACGCTCTTCAGAAGATGGTTCACAGCACTGCGAGAGCTTGTAACTCCCGATAGGGAAGGTACAAGCTTCGGTCGCAGGATCGGTTGCCGCTGTTTGATCCGAAGCTAGGCCCCAATCGCTACGACCCGCGTCACTCCGGCTCGAGCTTCTGCCTATATCATGGTCCCCGTTGGGGTCCAGCGAGCGCCAGAGCAGGGCGACCTACGCGCCTGCCACCTTAACAGACCGAGTTCGCCGCCCGCCCCAGCGTTTATGCCCCGCGAATTCGCCGTAGAGCGCATCATAACGGCCGACGATTGCCGGCAGCGCATAAGTCCGCGTGACTCGGTCACGCGCGTTGCTACCGAGGGATCGGCGCGTATCGGTTCCAAGCGAAATCAATCTTTGCCACGCCGCCGCCAACGCGTCGGGATTACGCGGCGGCACGACTCCGCCGGTCGGGCCGAGAATCGCGGCAGAGTCACCGCAGTCCGTCGCCACGCAGGGGACGCCGCATGCCATTGCCTCGAGCAATACATTGGGACAGCCCTCGCCAAAGGCTGACGACAG